CCGAAATTTGTTCTATGATTTGCCAGTTAGTGTTAGTTAATTGTCCCCATGTACCGGCTTTTTCGCCGGTTGCCATTTTTTGAATTCCTAAACCTGTATAAGTTGATGCCATAATTTTGTTTCTCCTATGCTACGTGATCTACATCTGTATATGATGTATTTCCAACCACGTCAACATTAGAATACGATGTATTTCCACCAATATCAATATCTTTATATGCTATTGGTGAAACCAACCCTAAAGAGGATGTGGCAGCAATTCCTGTTAATCCCATTACTTGATCTGGTGGTGTTATAGATCCGACTGAAGAAGTTGCTGAAATACCTGTTAACGTAGTTGTGTTATCTGATCTTCCAACTGGAGTACCCACAGAAGAAGCTAAAGAAATTCCTGTTAATCCCATTACATCTGCAGGAGTAATAGATCCAACTGAAAAAGTTGCAGAGATTCCAGTTAATCCCATTACTTGATCTGGTGGTGTTATAGATCCGACTGAAGAAGTTGCAGAGATTCCTGTTAATCCCATTACTTGATCTGGTGGTGTTATAGATCCGACTGAAGAAGTTGCTGAAAGTCCAGTTGGCTGAACCAAAGGATTTGATGTAATATCAGGACTTCCATCAGCAATAGAAAGAGAAATTCCTGTTAATCCCATTACATCTGCAGGAGTAATAGATCCAACTGAAGAAGTTGCAGAGATTCCAGTTAATCCCATTACTTGATCTGCAGGAGTAATAGACCCTACTGAAGAAGCAGCAGAAATACCTGTTAACGTAGTTGTGTTATCTGATCTTCCAACTGGAGTACCCACAGAAGAAGCTAAAGAAATTCCTGTAAGCGGAACTCCTATTTCAATAACAGGTGTCCCTACACTTGTAGTTGCTGCAATTCCACTAGGTTTAATAATGATTTCGTCAACAGATCCCCACCCATGTATACCCCAAGTTAATGTGCCCCAGCCGGGATAATAAGAAATGGTAGGTGTTCCAGGAGAAGTTGTAGCTGATAAACCTGTAAGAGAAACTGTTTGATCATTAAGTTCTCCCCAAGCACCATCATTCCAAGATTTAGCGCCCCAACCTGTAGCATAAACGTTGGTGTCACCCCAATCGGATTGACCCCAGGTTAATCGTCCCCATCCTGATGTTACGTCTGCCATAAGGAAGAACTCCTTATGTTAGTTGTATGATCGCTGTTGCTGCAGCTGCTGCTGGAAATTCAATTGTGAATGTTCCACTAGTAACTGTTTTATCTCCACCAAAATTAATAGCAAGAATTGCTCTTTCATTAGTGAAGCCCGTAATATTTGTAGAATTATAAAGTAATAATCCTCTAGCTGTAAAAGTAGCCGATGTCCAACTTTCATTAGAAAAATCACAAATGGCTGTATCACTATCTAAGGTAGGATCAATATTTGTTAAAGCTTTTCCACCACTTGAATATCCTGAACCGGTTGTTGTAACTTCGTAAGTATCCGTAGGATCCGCAGCTGGATCAGAGGCTGCTGCCCATGCCGTTGTTGATTTACTTAATGATGCTGAGTTGCTTGAATAAAGAGCACACATAATAACATTCCCTGCGGGAGTACTTCCAGAGGCATTTAAACAATGTCCTCCTTGCAGAATCTCTTCTTTGAAACTGTTACAAATTTCCGATGCTATTGCCATATTTATCTCCTAATTATGGAGACGGGGACTTAACTGGTATTCTAACGGTTCCGTCAGTATAGTCGTCTCGTCTTCGTCTTCCAAGTTGCATTCCTGCAAACTGTTGTATAGCATTTTTATATTTATTTTCGTACAATGTCAACATATCCATTGGACCTTTTAAAAATCCATAAGCTTCCACCAGGCAGGCATATAGTAGCCCTTGTGGGAAGTACTTACTTAAATAAGTCCCAGAAGTTTTAGTCGCTAATCCTGCAGGTACCATATTGTAATATATTCTGTATAGATAATTTGCATCGGGTGTAGGGGCTAAATAAATACCTCCTGAAGTACTGTCAGAATCTCCAGTCGCTCCCCCAAACATAGCATAATATTTAGGAAATCCTGTAACATCTTGCCCTGTTCTATTGCCTTTTGGCCCCGTTAATCTATCGGTATATTCTGATAAATAAGTTTGATCTTTTTTCTCTAACCAAGTTCCATTACCTTCAGTGTTAGCTGTTGAATTAAATACTTCTACCCCTCTAATAAACAAAGCGCCTGTGTCACCTTTACTTCCTTTACCGGGTGAATTTATAGTATTAGCATCAGCAGCTAAAGTTCCTTCTGAAACATATCTGGCAGCATCCATAGGAAGCTCTTGATTAATTCTATATTCTGCATTTTCAATAAATCTGCCTAGAACAGCACCACTAAAAAGAGTACTGTCTATTTCAGTATAACTTCTAATGTCAGCTTCTAATGTTGAAAGTGTATATCCTGCCATTATAAACTCTCTATATTAAGAGGACTAATAACGCAATTAAATCCTCCTCCTGTTGCAGTGCCTGTTGCAGCACTTGGTAGGGTTATTGTAAAACTATTTTTTGCTGTAACAGTTGTTCCAGCATCATTAACACTAGTTGTCTCAACTAAAGAAGCAACTTTAAAAGACCCATAGACCGCGGCTCCGGAACTATGTGAATCAGCAGTTGTTGCTGAAGGCGTGTACCCTCTATAAACAGCAGAAGTTCCACGCGTACATCCTGTTAAATCATTACTTGATCTTCCAGTGTATTGAATAACTTCGTTTTGATATGTTCCCACTTTTAAAGGATCGGTTGTATCTGATGAAGTTAAAAGTTTTTTAATCATAATAAATCCAGCTGTAGGGAAATTAGATCCATCAGCCAAAGTAATTGTTGTAGCGCTATTTGTTATATCACCATTTAATGTTGTTTGTAATTGTAATTGTGCAACTGAAACACCACCAACAGGCTCTTTAACACCAGTAAATCTTAAAGAGTCATTAACTACTAATTGACTATTTTCAAATGCAACAGTTAAAGTTGTGTCCGATGAAGTTGTAAAAGGATTTAAAGGTAAAAAACCTTGTGTTCCAAATTCCGTTCTGGCTGGTCTTGCTCTTTGTAAAGCTTGTGGATCAGCACCTGTAGGTTTGGGTTGTAATTGTGGAGACTTAGGTTCGTATTCAGAACGATGAACCCATGCACCAGTCCATTCTCTAACCATTTCATTATATGGAAACGCCATACCTGATCTATCAGATATTGATAAAGCATATTTACCTTGTGAAAAAGTAGTCATTAACCAATCCCCGGATAGTAAATTTTAGGTGATATGTAAGTAGAGTTAGAAGAACCATCTTCATCTTCAGCTCTTAACAATTCATCTTCATATAACATTTTTAATTCTTGTACTCTTTGAGGGACATACTTAACCGATAAATAATAAGCAAGACCAGCAATCATACAAGGTATAAATCTGTAAGGTACGTCAGTTGCATTTGTATAAGCACCAACATCATCAATTCTTTTTGTATAATAAAAATTAATATAGTTTCCGTCTTGAGCTGCGCCCGGAGTTAAATATAAAGTCATTGTAACTTTATCTATTAATCTTTGAACCCAGTATTGGGTAGGAAGACCTGTAGCAGTTTTATTAGAAAAAGCTTGATACTGTGACCTGCTAATTTTTGTCATTGGTGTATCAATTGTAGTAGACTTTACTCTATAATCTGCTTCTTGAATATCTGTCACTCCGTTTGGAAACTGCAAAACTGCATCACTTGTACTATGACTAGCAGCAGTACTTCCATTAACACCTCTTACACATCCAGTTAAGTTTAAACTAGATATTCCGCTGTAAGTAATTTGTTCGCTGTTAATAGTTATGATACCACCAGTTGTTGGCATCCCAGTAACTGAAGCTACTCCAATTGTAGCAACACTTGAATTTATTCCTGCAGATAATGTAGTTGAGATTCCACTTGATGCACCGTCGGCAGGAGAACGATAAAAAGTATAGACAGATTGCCCGTCTACTAATGTAACATTTTGATTTTTTACTTCCCAAAAATGAAGTCCTCTATTACCCCATTCAGAAAATAAAATATTTAAAGATCTTTTTGCTGTTTTTAATTGGTAACCAGAAACACCCTGCATACCGATGCGTTCGTACGCATCTTCAATAATTTCATCTATACCAAGGTTTTTATCAAAAACATAAGAGCCAGATGTTGTATTTGCCATCTAATCTCCTATCCATAATAAATGGTGCATGAATCAATATTTGCTAATGTTACATAAGCTGCAGTGGCAAATTTAACTCCATTACCAC